GCTTTTGCATTAGATAAAGTACTGATATTATTAGATATTCTTTCAATTTCGTTGTCATATCTTGTTACATCTTTTTGGTAAAAATCTACCTTTTGTTGTATGAATTGTTTTTTGTTTTCTACTATGGCTAATTCAGAATATGTTTCTTGGTATGCTGATGATAGAAACCCATAGATCCCCATAGAAGTTATAAGTACTAAAACTGTAGCTGCTAGTATTAAATAAGTTCTAAGTATCTTATTCAAGTTAGACCAGTATTGATAAAGTAGAGACGCTATAACTAGCTTTGCTACCTCCAAAGAGGATGCCATTATTATCACCTCAAATGAAGCTCCTGCAAATAATTTACTTAGCCCGCTTACTGAATAAAATGCTGCTGAAGCAGATACAGATAAAGCAGAAAATGCTATTATGGATGGTAGTAGTCCTTTTTTTATATTCTTCATCATGTTTATAAATATAAGAAAGGCTTGGAGTAATTCCAAGCCATCTTTTAAATTTCCCTATAAAATTATCCGTGATGTTTGTGTTTATCTATCTTTTGCAGTAATTGAGTTAATAGTTCATTTTTAATGAATCCTGACATATTTGCATTTTTTAATACACTAATTAATTGGAATACTAAAAAGGGAGTTATTAATGTTTCGCTCAACCAACTAGTTCCTGGGAATCCTTTCTCTATTGTTAACAGTACAGTTAGCATTACTATCCAGAAAAATAAAGATTTGAGTATTTTGAGTGCTTTATAGGTTTTAAACCCTTCACGTTTAATTCCAGCAATAATTCCAAAAAAACCATCAGCAAACACCACAGCAGAGACTGCTAGATATTGTTCCAAATTTGAGGCTGTTAGTTCCATAAAATAGGAACATATAAATGCTATTGACATACTTGTAAAAATTAAGACGAAGCTTGTGGTTTTCATGTTTTTAAGGAAACTATTAATTTATACTATCATAATCTATGTAAGTTACTTCACATTCCTTACCTTCTACTAAAGCTTGTGCTATTGGGGAATATACCCTTTTATAAGCATCAACTGAAGCTCCTACAAATCCTGGTTTGGTTATATTTTGTTGTGATGTATCTCCTAATAATAAACATCCATCTGTATTATCATCATTATTACCAACATGCCATAAAATGTATGTAAAGTTTGGAACATCCAATACTTCTATCATACCTCTATGAATATTTCGGAATTTAGTTGAGTATCTGTTATGGAATCCTCCTTCAGTTCTTAAACCAAGTTTATAGGTACCAGCGGGGATTCGTGTCTCGCCTTTTACTTTATTCTCTCTATATTCGTCTTCTAGGGTAAAGCATAAAAATTTTCTACCATCAGTAACATCAAACAGCATACCTAAGGTAGAATCAGTATTTGAACTAAATCTTAATACCTCAAATTTCATTGTTGGTTTTGTTTTTACCGAATATTTTAGGAAGCTCTGCAATACTGAAAGCACCCAATGTAACATATACAAATGAATTATAAATTATATCTTTAACCTCCAATTGGTACCCCATAAATCCCGTAATAATGTCAGCAACAGCAAACAATACCATCATAGCAAACGATAGAAAACCTACTATGTTTTTTTCGTTGTATTCGTTGTTATCTTTAAATATACTTTTAAAAGACATCCATTTACTATTTAAATAGTTTAACATATTAATAACAAATTTATGGTGAAAACAATTGGTGGGTTTGTTTATACATATTGAAAGGGGGACGCTTAGCGACCCCCTCTTTAATAAAATTTAGTATATTAATCTATCCTTGACATGATAAACATTCCATATCATTTATGCCCATCTTTTTTCTAGCAAAAGCTTGAGCAGCATTCATAGAATGTTGATAGTATAATGTCTTAACACCTAACTTCCAGGCATCTATTAATAGTTTGTTAACTTCTTTAACAGACATATCTGGGGATATCATTAGGTTTAAAGATTGTGATTGATCTATATAGTCTTGTCTTAATCCTGCTTGATTAATAATGGCTGATTGGTTTATTTCTGCAAAGGTTTTGAATACTTCTTTTTGATCTTCAGTCAAGAAATCTAAATGTTGTACAGATCCATCATTTTTCTTAATACTATTCCACACACTTGTAGTATTTTTACCTAAAGTTTCAAGTAATTTTTCTAGTATGTGATTTTTAATAGTAATTTTGATTTTAGCTTTATCATCAACATAACAATTAGACCATATTGGTTCTATTGTATTAGATACTTGACCTAAAATAAAAGCTGAGGATTGTGTAGGGGCTAAGGCCATACAAGTAGCATTTCTTCTACCATACCCTTTTAATAATGAAGGTTCTCCATATTCTTTAGCTAATTGTTTTGTTGCTTTTTCTGTTCTTTCTTGTAAAAACTTAAATACTTCAATATTAAGTTTAGAAGATTCTTTTGAGTCAAATGGTAATCCCTTGGATTGCAAAAATGAATGTCATCCTAAGACACCTAAACCTAATGCTCTTTGGGATTTAGCAAAGTTGTAAGCTCTTTCCATAAATAAAAATGCTCTTCTTCCTTCTAAAGTACCATTATCTCTTAACTCTTCTAATTTAGTGCAAAACTCAGTAACTACGGAATCTAAAAACATTGTAAGTACCTCAACGGCATCTGTGTTTTTCCATTCATTATAATGTAATAAGTTCATTGAAGATAAAACACATACAAAAGATTCTTCTTCCCCTGAAGATAAACAGATTTCAGAACATAAATTTGATGCTAAGATTTTTTTAGATTTATCTCTATAAACTTGTGGTGCATTTCTATTTACAGTATCACTATAGAAAATGTATGGATAACCCATTTCTGATCTTCGCTGCAACACCTTAGCCCATCTTCTTCTGGCTTCTTTATCCCCATCAATCATTTTATTCATAAAGTCATCAGACACTGTAACACCATGGGTTAAATCTTGGATAGGGAATTCTTCTGTTCCTATATCCATAAATTCATCGAAATCATCATGATCAATAGGTAAGTAAAGGGGAAAATCTACCTCTTCTTGTTTTACCTTGTGAAATTATATCTACAGTACCTTCAGGTAAATTCATAAAATGAACAGCACCAGGCGCATCTCCATTATCTGTAACAGGTTTTCCTCTCCCTCTGATATCTCCAAAGTAACCTGAAGTGCCACCACCCATTTTAGACATTTCACCTACTTCTGCTTGGGAAAATAGAATAGACTCTATACTATCTCCATAGTATGAACCAAAACATGAAACTGGTAATCCTCTTTTCTTACCAAAGTTTGCCCATACCGGGGTTGATAATGAGTACCATCCTTTACTCATGTTTTCATAAAACTTATCAGCGAATCCAGGTTTATTTAATAATTTTTCGGCGTGTTGAGCTATTGTTTTTATTCTTGTTTGTGCCTCTTCACCTTCGCTCAAGTATCCCCTTTGGAGATAGGTTAAAGTTGCTTCATTGATCCAATCGAATGGTTTTCTGTCTCCCATGTTTTTAAGTTGTTTTTAAAATAATTCGTCTGATGTTATTGCTTTTGATTTTTTGTTATAGTTAATGCTTCTTTTGTTAAAGAAATCAGGACGTTTAGTCATATCTACCTCGTCAGTAAACCACTCAGTCTTCGCTAAAATTTCATCGTTTACGTCAAATGAATGGTCTAAACCTATTGATGATAAAGAATTGTTAAATCTTTCTTTAATAAATTCAGTACAAATTTCTTTATTAATAAAGTCTAAATCACCTTCTGAGAATATCCATTCTATAATACCTTTTTCAGCTTTAAAAGCTTTGTTAGTGAAGTTGATAAGTTCTTGTTGTAATTCTTCATTCCACCATTCTGGGTTTTGTTCTTTAATAATATTGACTAAATCAAATCCAAATTGGGCATGTAGATTTTCTTCTTTTGAAGTTGCTTCTACGGCATTACTAATACCCTTTAGTAAATTTCTCTCTTTATTAAATGACATTATAATTAAAAACTGAGAGAATAGAGAAACATTTTCAATAAACATTGAAAAAAGTATAATTGATTTAAAAATATCTAGTGGTTTCTTTGATTTAGAAATTTTTAGTATTTTATTTAAATATTTTATTCTACCCTTAATAGCAGGAACATTTATAACCTCTTCAAACTTACCATTTAAGTTAGTGATATCTAATATATGAGAATAAGCATCTTCATGTCTTACTTCACTCTCTGCAAATGTTGCACCAACTTTTTTAATTTCAGGTTTTGGTAATTTTTTACCAACATTTCCCCAAAATTCTTTAACTTGGTTTTCTATTTGAGAAATAGCTAGTACTGAGTTTACTAATACTGTTTTTTCTTCTTCTGTTAGACCAACTTTTAAATCATGGATGTCTGAAGTATAATTATATTCAGTATGAACCCAATAAGAATTCCTTATTGCAGGAATATAATCATATAACTGAGGATATTCGTATGGTTTAATATTAATTCTGGGTTCAAAGATGTTTGTCATTTTATTTTGTTTTAAGAGTTAAGTTGAAAAAATTCTTGTTTTAGTTTTTGTTTATCATATTTATTAAAATCTGTGTCTAAAGAATTAGATTGAGTAGGAGGAGATAAATCTTCTCCATTTTCCTCATATTCATCTTTTACTACAAAATGTTCCAGTTGAGGTATTAGCCTCTAAACCATAAGTAATACCATCCATTCCATATCTATTTTTCATAATATGGAAACGTCCTGTTCCGTTTACTTTATCTTCCTTTTTTCTTGAAAGAGACATACAAAAGTCTGTAATCATGATCTTATCATAAGACCCAGCTGCTTTATCTCCTTCAATAATATTATCTTTAGCTCCTGCTCTATTTACTTGTGAAACTGACCATATTGGTAGGTCAAGTTGACGAGCTAATCCTTTAGTGCTTGTATAAATATCATCGATTTCATCTTTCCGTTCACGGTTTTTCTTTTTTGATGATAATAAATCTACATAATCAATTATCACAAGGTCAGCTTTTATACCTAAACTTTCACATTTTGCAATGTGTGATTCAATCGTTGAGATAGTTGCACGTCCTGTTGGATATTCTTTAACAATCAACTTTCCTGGAAGTTGGGGAAGGATTTCATCTACTTTACTTCTATATTGAGTTAGTTTGCTTACATCAACTTGAGTAAAGAAAGCGTCATATCTTTTAGCAACATATGCTTCACCTAACTCTAAAGTATAATGTAAAACATTGTATCCTAATTTAACAGCATAACCACCTAATGCAACTAAAGACCATGATTTACCACCACCAGGATTACCGAATATTAATCCAAAGTCTCCGCTACCTAAACCTCCTTGTAATAATTCATTTATTTTAGGCCAAGGGGTTGGAATAACTTCTCTAGTTTCTTCACGATATCTTTCTTCAACATCCTTTATATATTCATGACCTAGATTTTTATCTTGACCTGCTTTTAAAGCATTATCAACTAAATGTCTAATACTATCATAGTCACCTGCTTTAAGTAAATCAACAGAAGAAAGCAATGCTTTCTTTAACTGTTGGTTTTTGCAGAAGTTTGTAAACTCCTCTTTTACATACTCTAGATCTTCATCTGAAGCTACATATGCTAATTTAAGTTGGTCTTTAATAGAGATTTGTAGGACTTCATTATCTATCTTTTTTAGTTCTACTTTTAGAATATCTAAACTAGGGACTGTATGATATTTATCATAATACTTAAGGATTTCTTCTATAACCCATTTATGTGCCTGGTTTGAGAAATATTCTTCTGATATAATGTCATGGATATTTACTAAAAACTCTTTATGTGTTAATAAAGATGATAATACTTTTATTTGGAAATCATGTCCATATTGATCAATTGATTGTAATGTCATTTATATAACCTTTTAAGTGTAAAAAATTGTCTTTTAACCAACTATTTAAATTTCTAATCATACCTCCCATCTTGTCTTCTTCATATAATATTGTAAATACTTCAGATTCTAAGTTGGGTAAATCTTCTTGTATTTGGGCCTGAACGTATTCTATACCTCTTTGATCTATTAGAGGATTACTTAGATTCATAATCTTATAGTTATCCATTAATCTATCCCAATCTTGAATCACTCTAGCATACACAACATGTTCTTTTAACTTCTGTTCTGATATATCAAATATATCATCCATCGTTAGAATACGTTCTCTTAACTCGGGAAACTTTTTAAATATACCCTTGGGTCCTAATCCCTTTACTCCAGGTATTTTATCGGAATTATCGCCTAATAATACCTTATATAAGATAAAATTCTCTACTAGAACTCCAAACTTATTTTGAACATCTTTTCCAGTATAGAATTCTTTTTGCATAGGACGATATATAATAACATTATCATTAGCTAACTGTAAAAAGTCCTGATCACTCGAAACTATATAAGTTTGTGAGTTAAATCTTTTAGGTAGTTCTTTAGCCAATAAAGCTATAATATCATCTGCCTCTACTTTAGGGTATGTAAGTACTTTTATAGGTAAAGTTTTAAGATACTGAATTAATCTGACTATTTGATTTATTTTAGCATCATGTTCTTCTTCTAGAGAATCAAAGGCATCCCAATTAGTAATCCTAGTTAAGTTTCTGCCGGATTTGTATTCAGGTAATATATTTTTTCTGTTAGCGGTAGAACCGGTACCATCAAAAACTACATATACAGAAGTGGGTTGAATATGTCTAACTAAAAAACCTAAAGACCTAAGGAATCCCCCTAATCCTCCTATATGAACACCATCAGGATTTACCATCTTCATCATAGCAAAGTTTCTAAAAAATAGATTTAAACCATCTATCAGTAATACCTTATCATGTCTTTTTGAGGTAGGGGATTCATTATCTTCCCCAACCTGGTTGAGAAGATTCATTAGATCTTTATGTTTCATAAATTATTTTATTCTGGTTCGTTGTTGTATGAGGTATCTTCTACTTCTTCATACTTTTCTTCTATAATACTAAATTCTCCACCTCCTAAGATTCTAGCCCATTCATGAGCTCGTTCTTTTTTATAATTATTTACAGCTGTGGGGGTGTCTACTATAAATCCATGTGGGGTAGTAATAATTTTACCTTTAGTGGTAATACCATTAATGTGGTTTTTATCTATTTGAATATTAGTTCTTTTAGCAAATTCTACTTGTTTACCATCTTTAATAGCTTTAATTTTAGAAGTTCCAGCATTAGCTATATTACCAAAAGTTACAACTAAGGTAGCATCAAACCACATAGCAAAACCTCCTTTATTCATCAGTTTCGGTTGTCCCATAGGCATGGCGGGTTTAGCAGTCCATACTTTATTAATAGCAACTAAAGTATTAGTATGAGGTGAAGATTCTTTTCTAGATAATGTTATCTTTTGATTTACATTATTACCAAACTGTGTTGACATAGCACCTGCATTCCATTCATTATTATTTTTATTGGATTTAAGTGACATTTCACAAGGTACTGAACCTATACTATCCCATAGAAATAATAAATCATAGGGTAAATTACCTTTCTTTTGCTCATCTAGTAAATCTAGGATAAATCCTGCTACATCTTCAATAGAATGTATAGTTTCTCTGTCAACATAAATAAAACTTCCCCCATAATTTAAAATTTCGCCAGTATCGGGATCTTTATCTAGTTCGATATCAAATCCCATTTGAACAACGTGGTTCCAATCCCATTTCATTTCTGTAATAATAAATACAGGTAGTATTCCATTATTTTGAGCTGATATAGCAGCTTCAATTAGAGCTGTTGTTTTACCTGTATCTGAATGACCTCTTAATAGAGTGATATGTCCTAAAGGAATACCTGGTATTGAGGTCATTTCAGAAAAGGCAGATGATAAAGGTAACCATTCTTGATCTTTGAACTTAACATTTCTATCTAAACCCTTTTTATTTTTAAAGGACTTTAAATCAAAATTACTTTTAAGTTCTTTAGAGACTGCTTCGGTTAACGATTTATTTTTCTTTTTAGCCATATATTTTTAATTAAAATGGTAAGTCATCTTCTCCACCAATATTAGTATCATCTTCAAACATTTTGTCAAAAGCATCAGCTTTTTTCTCCTTTATTTTAGGTTTAGAAGTATTTAAAGAATAATTAGTTTCAGGTTTAGAAGTTTGAGTTGGAGTAGATTCTTCTGAAGATTCTGATTCTTCTGGAGTTAGCCATTTCTCTAGAGATGCTTTCATTTCATCATATGAATAACGTCTGAATTGCTCTAGTGGGTTTGGTTGTTCTTTAGTCCATAACTCTACTTGAGAAGCATCTTCACTTAATGATGAAGTTTTTAATCTAACTCTAACGGAAGATTTGTTATAACCTGTTCCAGTAACTTCAGGTCCTACTGTCTCTACTGTTAAATCTCTACCTTGAACAATATCAGTGTAATCACCAATTTCTTCATCAGCAGCTAACGATAATAACTCTTCATAAATGTTTTTACCAAATTGCCATAACCTAACACCTTGATCTTCTTCACCTCTTACTATCACAGGAACAAAGATACGTGTTTTAGGGTCTAACTTCTTAGCCATTACGTATTTTTCCTTATCGTATTCACCACCTCTTAATAGGTTAGCAAACTCTGAAATCGGATCTTTTTCTCCAAAGTTTAAAGGTGAAATTTGAACTGGTCTTCCTATACCATAATGTATCTTAACTTCACTGAAAGGGTCTGAAGGATTATGAGATGAAGGAACAATTCTAATTTGTGATTTACCTACTGGTGGTTTCCAATAAATTTTTGTGTAATCCTTTTTCTCGTAGGAAGTTGTTTTTTGTTGCATTCCCTGCAACTTGTTTTTGATTGCATTTAAATCCATAACTTAATTTTAAAACTATTTTTATTATAACTGAATATATGAAATTGGCTTGGGTAAGCCAAATTATTTTTTAAAGATCTATAATCTTATATATTTTGGTATTCAACTGAGTTAAATCATTATGTTGAGTTAGTAGTATACTATTTCTATAATGTTGCCAATCAACTCTATATCTAGTATCTACTACTCCACCATTTAATTTTTTTATTAACTCATTTAAGGCATTAATGGTATATAAGGTATTTGATTCTTTTTTTCTATGTACTAATATAGTATTTTCAGGTATGCTATTTACATTCCCCTGATCTACATTATAGGTAACAACAAATTCATTTTTGTCTTTTATCTCAAGGACAAACATTTTGTTATACATTATTGAGTATTGGGAAGTTATATTTTCTATTAACATATCCAGATTATCTAAATCTGTGAATGTTGCAAATAATTTGTTGTTCAAATCTCCTACGTTTTGTAAATCCGTTATTGTATCATAATTCGGATTATACATATAGGAAGGTTTATCTAAAATCATAGTCATAACCTGTATTTTCTTTAATGTTTAGTTTATATTTTGGGAATATTCCCCTTATCTCGTCTAAAATATTTTCCTCATCACTTAAATCCAATAAAAAAGAATCGTAAGTGTATAGTACTAATTTTGTTTTCTTATACCTTAATATACGGAACATATCCCACAAAACCAAGCTATTCACAGAGGTCTCTAAATTCTGTAGTATATAGTTGAATAGTTTTTGTGGATTCATGTTTTGCAAGTTTTCCTTCTTATACACATATCCACTTACAGGACATTCTATATATCCTTGTGCTTCATACTCACTCCACATTGTATTTGTATATACTTTGATTTTTTTAAAAAACTCCAGCTCCTCATATTGCTTAAAAACCCCACCATACAATTGTTTAAAAGTAAGCTCTTTTGCTTTATCATAATCTACTTTATATAATTCAGCAAAATGTGAGTGTATATCTTTAGTTGGGAATTCATATTTAATCAACATAGCAGCCAAAGATGGGTGATATGCGGAGATATCAATTTCTACAAACCTATCATTACGTGGTATAAAACTTGCTCTAGAGCCATCTTTTTTATTAAGTGCCGCATAATTTATCCCGTTGAATTTGTTTGAAGGTCTTGTTGTAGTTGTCTTAAGGTTAAATTGCGTGTATACATACTCTCCTCTAATAAGGGTGAAAGTGCGATTCGAACTTTGATTTATCAACTCGTATACCACTTCGCTCGATGGTGTTGAATACCACTGATACTTTATTGTTAAAAAATTTTTCATATTTGGTTTGATTCTTATTTATATTGCTTTTTAGCTCCTCATACATTTGCTCACAATACTCATAGTGTTTAACTATTGGTATAAGTTGGTTTATGTCTTTTCTATTGTAGTATTGCTGTTGGTATATTGCGTGTGTTTGTGTTTTGGTAGGTATATACGTAGTGGGAGGGGTGTTGATGTCAAAAATGCTTGTAAAAGGTAAAAAATGTAATGTTCGTTTTTTATCGCTTGTGTATAGTATCTCATATTGTTGAAGTAATGCGTATACCTCGTTATATTCTAATGATAAAGCCTCGTTGTGGGTAATGCATAGCATGAACCCTTTGCTCGCCTCTATTGGACGTAAATACACAAGTAGTATGTTGCTTTCTACGGGATGTAAATTGGGTGAATCCGAGATTATCTCGATGAATGCCTTTTTATATCCTGCTGTTTTTAATAACCCTAATTGCTCCTTGCCCTCTACTAGCCAGTACATATAACCTATTTTGTATATGAGAATATAAGAAGGCTCCTTATGGGAGCCTAGTTATTTTGAGTAAAGTTTGTTATTTGTTATTTTAAGCACCCCCAGTAACACTTACAGTATTTTCTTGGTATTGGTTAGGGTTTGTATTAGTCCAAGTAATGGTTCCCATGTAAAGTTCTAAATTATCATTTATATTTTTTACATCTTCCTCTGTCCAACCTGTTACTTTAGTAAATATGTCTGTCGGTATTAAGTAATATTGTTCGTCATACTCTGCTTCTGCATTTCTATATTGCTTTAATTCAGGTATATTATCTAAGTAAGCAATAATTTCATATCCAGTAGTAAAATTAGGGAGAGTGTTTTCTTTTAATAGCCTACCTTCGACTAAATACTTTTTTAAATCGAAATTATCCATTGTTATTTGTTATTTGTTATAAATATAAGAAAGGAAATCAAGGTAACCAAACTTACTTGTAGAACTGTGTGTATCTATCTTTAAAGTAGGATTTTAAACCCCACAGTTGTTGTTGTTTTTCTATTCTTTCTACTGTGTTTTTGTTTGTATTATATACTTTATTTCTATCTCCACTTACCTCCCATGGTATAGAGAATGGAGTGTAGAGTTGGTATGGGGTTTCAGCTTGTTTATTTAATATTTTAAAATAATATTTTTCTTCAATTTCTATAAAAATTGGGGAATTTATTTTTTTTATAAAAAATCTAAAAATTTCACCATATTCATAATCTGAGGTGGTGGGTAAAGGGAAATATGATTTTGGGGGTTGTGGGGGGCTAGGTAATGGTTTATTAATATTATTATTTAAAGTAATATAATCTATATCCCATTCATTTTTTCCAGTGTCATTTATTTGATCTTCAAGACTAGTTGGGGTTAAGAAATTATTTTGATTGGGAAGGGTAAAGTCTAATATTTGGTGGGTTGTTAGGAGTTTTACCACTGTATATTTCTCCAGAGGAAATTTTATAATAAAACCCCACATATTCTTTACCATCTATATTAAAGAATTCTTCCCCC